TGCTGGTAATCAACGAACTCATCAAATTCCTCTTCCGTCAGGTTTCTATCTCCCCACATGAAGTTGCAAGCCACGTAATCGGCATCTCTGTTCTTTCTCGCCATACAGAGAAGAATGACTGCTTTTGCAATGAAAAGATCGTTCGTTTCCCCGACCTTCGCTTTTTTGTTTACGCACTCATCTGCCTGTTGTAAGGCGACGATTTCTTTTGTCATGATTCCGTAACAGTCTTCCGCCGATACGGTCAGCAATCTCTTCCAGAGGTACTTTCTGTACTTCCCGCTCAATTCGTTTGCAGCATACGCCGCGTGCGGAATATCGCATCTTCGAATCGCTTTCTGAATCATTGAACTCATTTCAAAAAGAT